ATCAAGTTTATGGTTTATTAACGAGAAGTTTTCTATAGGGGTGCTGAGTAGTTACTTAATATTTGAAATATGTTTAAATATTTTAAAAATTAGATTGGGCGTATAAAAGCCCAATCTAAATGGCAATTGATTGGGTAGTTTATGTTAGACACATTGTGTTTTATTCTTGCAGTTATAAGCTCCATAAGCATTATCTATTGCTTAGTCGTGACAGGGAGCTTTGTATTAACTCCAAGTCAAACCTTTTAGATTATCGCTGATATTTACACTATCAGATAGTATCTAAAGACATAAACCGCCATAATGGGGCAAGCCTTGCAAACTTGCCTCATTTCTAAATTGTTATTAGTCAAATTCCGGTATCGGCATCCAATGAGTTATGCCTAATCTTTCTTCATTAACGTATGCTCCCGTTTCCCATTCCCCAAGGGTTGAAAGAAAACAGAGAAGGTATCCATAAGCTCCTTTGGTCAGAACTATTGTATCTACCTCCGGCAAGCTATCCGTTACACTTATCCAGGGAGATTGGGTCCGTATCAGCTCTATATCAGCTTCTAAAGCATAATCAGGTATGACTTTACCATCGACTTCGACACGATATAAATCTCCTTGCGTATGTCTGATTATGCCAGACTTTCCTATTGCATCCGGCATGACTGGACAATCTAAAACTCTCACTCTGTCACCTACTTTAAATTTTGCTTCCATATTCATTACTGTTCTTGTTACGAATTAAGTTGATTGATCATTTCGTTAGCGACTGAAATACAATATCTGCAAAATGACTCTTTATCAAATGAAGTTTGCGGAAAATTCCCCTGCATTGCAGCCTTTACAAGTTGGAAACGTCTTTCCTCCCAATCAATAAGGTTTTCTTTTGTAGATAAATAGCATTCTTCTACATCTTCAAAGTCCCAAAACCTATTCATCTTCATATCAACGCATTCATAACCTTTGCTATCAATATAAGACACAACATCAATATCACTTCTATATGTATGCCCAGAGTAAGTTATTACATCTACAATCTCGCCTGTTTTTCTTATTTTTGCTTTCATATTCATTACTACTTTCGTATTGAGGGTTATTTTGCTTTCACAACAACATTGCGTAAGAAATTAGAGAACTCTGAACGCACGTCAAAGCAGGGACATGCCTTGATAAATTCTGCCGGTTCCACTTCACCCGAGCCATCCAGATCGGGTGAAGTATCCCGATGACCAAGTAACTCGATGATATCATACTCTTTGCACAATTTCGCCACAAGTCCACGTAATGCGGCTTTTTGCTCAGGAGTACGAGTATCGGCTGGTCTTCCACTCGCATCTAAACCACCGATGTAACAGATACCAATTGAATGCTTATTGTAAGATACACCGGAAAATCCCTTTGTATTACAATGAGCCCCATCAATAGAAAGTGGACGTCCATTCTCTACATGACCATCAAGGTCGACCACGAAATTATAACCGATCTGGTTAAAGCCTCTTTGTTTGTGCATACGATCTATATCCTTTGCACGTAAATCCTGTCCGGCACGTGTTGCTGAGCAGTGAATGATAATTGAGTCAATTGTTTTCATTGTCTTTGGTATTATTAGCATCATAAACATCTTTACTACTATTTTCAATAGCTATTATCGCTGGATTTGAGAATGCCATTGCCTTAGCAATAGTTTCCAGATATCTAGAGAACTCCAATAACTGTTCCTGATTATACTCCTGATAACAGTCAATGATTACCCTGTCAGGACGCTTACCCTCATGTCGTATCCCAACAGGGGACTGGTAAGCCTTTAATGGCCATTCATGTTCGCCTTCCTTTAGTGTCAGCACACATTTCCTTTTCCTTGTATCAGACAACGTCTTCACGGATGGGGATAATTTGTCAATGAACGGGCGAAACGTCTCTTTTCTCAGTACCACATCACAACATGCCATCGATACACGAGAGTAACTCTTGCCGATGAAAGATGCGATTTCACGCAAAAGATAGCCTTCCTTACGAGCCATGTGACAGAATAGCATTCTCGCGTCAGCCACCTTCTGTTTCCTCACACGAGAGAGGATCAGAACCTTTGATACCCCAGTCACACGAGAAACATCCTGAAGGATAGCCCTCATCGACTTCTTATCTTTGTTCTCTTTCAAGTTCATAGATTGTCTTTAAATGGTTATTTAATTGTCTTTAAAAGCATCGGCTCCTGATGCGATGCCAGGTGATCTCTCGTTTGAAATCTTGCGGATGGAAAGGCTTATCACGCGTATGCCAGCCAAAACGTACTCGTTTACGCTCTTCGTGTATGAAGTCATCTATCTCATACTTGAGGTTCTCCAGCTTAATCTGTATCGGCTTCACTTCCTCCGTGACAACCTTGCTCACCATCTCTTCCGGATCGTTATGAGAGTCCTGCTCACATACAATGAGCAGGACTACGACTACCTTTGAACTGTTCATTCTTGCTTTTTCTTCTCGTCCGAGAATTCAGGATTGGCGTCTTTGTCAGCTGTATAAGGATATACGTCCATGATAGCTGTTTCCACTACCGAGGCTACCTCATACTCTGCCATTGTGCCTTTCATGCCGGTATCAAGGTTCTCCTTTGCCCGTCCCAGATCCGCAGCCTGTACCAGCACATAGGTGCTTGTCTTTTTCTTAGATCCGCTCTTATCATCTATCGTGATGAAGCACAACCTGCATTTAAACCAGCGGTCGTCGCATTCGGCATCACTGGGGAAAATTTCGCTGTAGTTGGCACGCTTAATGTCCGATACTGTAAACTCTCCGGAGATAAAGGGAGTCATCTCCTCGATTATCCTTGCTTCCGCTTCCGTGAAGCTGAGAGCATCTACCAGATAAGGTTCTGTTACTTTTTTCTGCATTCCGTTTTCCATTACTTTCTCGTAACGGATTTTACACTCAAACCATGTGTGCATTCCCATAATTATTTATCTTTTTCAGGTTCGTCAATATATTTATCCGCAAAACGGTCAAGCACCTTGATACACTTGTCCGGAAGCTGCTTTGCCGTATCGTTGGTCCTGATATAGTCAATCGTACCACCGATACCATAGATATAAAGCAGCTCCTTGGTCGTCGGAATAAAAATATTCGTCATCGCTGCTATTACACCACAGACAACAAAGCGCTTCAACCATTTGAAGAATGTGTGTTCGTCGTCCCTATCCTCGATTACATCACCTTCCGATACCAACAAAACAAGCAGCATGACAACGATAATTATCAAAGCTACAATCCATACGACTGTCAATGCAGTAGACAGGTTACCAATTACGGTCATCCAATAAATTTCATTCATAATGTAAAAATTTAAATTATTAATACTTGAGGTTATTCTTTCTCTTTTCAGGGTCTTCATATTTCCAGCCGTTGAGTCGGTAGCATTCCTTCCTTGCTTCCTCACGGGTGGGGAATTCATCCACTTTGTCTGCCGTGCTGATACTCCCGGTCTCCACCCAGTGATAAACTACCCAGCGGCTGCCGATAGGAGCATATGAGTACTCAGGACGGCTGGTCTTCTTTCTTGGGTTCCACATAGAATGTTTCATCTTGTACTACAACCATACCGCATTTAGACAGTTTCTCTGCTACCTCTTCCTTATCACGATCAGCAAGCAGACGATCCTTTGCGACTTCTTCCGCCGTGCGGATGTAATCTGGGAGAATGGCTTTTACCAAAGCAAGCACAGATTCTTTTGTAAAACCTTTCAGTTGCTTGATCTTGGGAGTTCCTGTGCGGAATCCGAAAATTCCATGAGCACTCTTGTAACTCTTTGTTTTAGAGAAAAGGCTTTCTTTATTTTCCGTAGCGAATACCTGAAGGATCTCCATTGAGTCATCCTTCTTCTTTTGAAGTTCTGCCAGTTCCTCCGCATGCTTGTCACGGATGGCAGTAATCTTCAGTTCCATCTCAGCAGTGATCTTCTGAATTCTTGAGTCAGCCTGCGAGAATTCGCTCAATGCCGCTTCTACCTGTTCACTTGTCACACCGGTAATAATCGTCTTTTTAACTCTTGTCTTTACCATAAAAATTGATTTTAATAATTAATACTATGTTGATTTCTCTTGTTTCTGTCGTTGTCGTTATTGTTCTTGGAAGCGATCAGTACCCAGAACAGGCAACTGGAAGCCCATATCTTTGTACTTATGCTATCTCCAGTGATGATTCCGAGAATACAGAGGACAATCGTCAGTCTATAGGCCCATTTCATTTTCCCTCCTTTTTCTTAATCGTTTGTAACTGCTTTAGAGTCTCTTTTAACTCCTCCAGATTTTGCCGGCTTACATCCTTTTTGATGCTTCCGCGTCTTTTCAGAAAGGAAGAGATCTTTGCCTTGTTCATCTCGATCTCATACGGATCGTCGCTGCTGTAGTCCTTATTGAGGATACCGATACTGTAGGATACGCCAAAGATGTCTTTGACAACTTTCTTTTGCTTTTTCTGATCTTCTACCTTGAGACCCTCGGGATCAAGCCATTTTGAAATTAATTCGGCAGCCTCGTACCTGTACATAAACTTGGAGGAATCGGTACGTCCGTTGGTGAAACTATAAATCGTAGCACGATAAGTATCGTCATCCAGACCTTTCTGACGTTTGAGGCGATGGATAATATCCTTTTGGGCATTGGTGGCATAGAACACCAGGCGGGAAGGTTTGTTATTACTCATAATCGTTGCCATTTAATTCGTTACCATGATACAACCGGGCTCTCTCTTCGACAATGGGAATCTTCTTTCCTACATTGTTCCCCACACGTCCGCTTACTTCGGCAGCCAGACCCTGCACATGGAAGATTACTTTTGCCAGCTTCGAAGCCTGTCGCGCAGCGGCATTATGTGGTCTTCCCTTTTCCTCATGAGCAAGAATAATGAACAGCTTTTCCGGAAATTTACGGATGAGCTTAAGTAATCCATACTCCTTATTCATCAGCTCATCCTTGTAATAGGAGGCATTGTCAATAAACACAACTTTGGCGCTCCGACGGTCACGCAGCTTCTCCCATAGATCCTCAACAGGCATGTACTCGTACATGTACATATTGGAACATTCTTCCGGTATGCCTACCTGCAGGCAGGTATCCTGTATGCTTGCCGAGATACCCTCTTCCGCACTCAGGTATAGTACTCTTCCCATTTGCCGCAGATAATTGGCCAGCATAAGCGCGAAAGTGGTTTTACCGTTCTTCTCCGCACCATATATAAGCCATATCCCGTGATCTTCGGGCTCAGGGGATACATACTCCGCCCACATGCCGTCAAATTGAAATTTGGAGATTTTCTTGTCATACACATTACGCATGGTAAGCAGACGTACACGCTTTTTCGGCTTCTTTTCTTCTTCCTTTTCCATCATCAAGCTCCTTCCTGCATAAGTATTAATGCTGATTCTGCACGTCTCAGACCCGTTTCCAGGGTCTCTCCATGCGTATCAAGACACATATTCACAACTTTCTTTACCATCTCTCTATCGCTTACATTGACCGACAGCACATCCGTGATCAGCCGACGGTAGAACAGCAGCCGGTCATCCTTACCCGTAGGCACAATCGAATAATATTTGCTGGAAAAGCGGGAGAACAGTTCCTTGAATGAATTCTTCCTGCTACGTCCCTTTCCATTCTGCAGTTTCGTGCGAAGTCCGTCAGATCCCATCATGAACCAGCCGCACATGTTTTCCGTACCGTTCCACAGGCCATGCAGGGACTCCAGCGCCGCATAACTCAGTGCGCCGGCTTCGTCAATGATCACGACTGGAGAAGGGATATTGCACAGGGTATACTTGATACTGTCTTCCATCTCCTCCACTGTTCCTTCGTCGGAACCGATGCAACGCGCCAGGTGAAGAATAAAGGAGCGACGGCTGCGACATTGCGTGGCATCCAGATAAAAGCAGTTCTTGCGGTTACGGGAAAGATAAAGGGCCGAATAGGTCTTGCCGATGGCGCATTCGTCCACGAACATCATCGCCTTGGAATACTCCTTGCAGAAATCCACATACTGCTCAATCATGTTAAATACGTCCGTGCGGGCCATTCTCCACATACGCTCCGAAGCGGTTACTCCCAACAACCGGCCAACCGACAGCCATTTTCTGTGACCGATCTTCTTTTCGGTATCCGCAGTGATCTTTCCATTGACAATCTCACTGTAGATACCCTGATTAAGTCCGTATTTCTTGGCAAATTCACCGTTACTGCCACTGAAGAGTTCTCTTGCCTCCTTCAGGGCATCCAGTACTTTCTGTCTGTACTCTCTGGTAGTTTCTATTTCCATATCAGTTATATTTTAAAAGTTTGTTTTTAAATCTTTATTAAAGGATATTTGCGGATCATTTAAAATGATATCGTCCACCGGTGTCTCTTCCAGGATTTCAACCTCCTCACGTTCTTCGGGATGGTGCCATCTGTCAAGCGAGGAGATGCGGAACTTGTCGTTGAGCGTGTCACTTCTGTGATCGATGACCACCACCTTGCCGATTTCTTGATAGTGTCTGCGGCTGTAGCCCTCCAGTGTATTCCGGTAACGGGCCATGAGTTCACGGTTCTTCCTTTGCTCAGGAGTTTCCTCCAGTGCTGAACGTGCTGTAACAGGCTGCGGAACCGCTTCGCAGACAATCCTGCTGTCATCTCTGAGACAGATAACGGCACGTAATACACTCCCGTCGTTGTCGTCCATGTAGTGGATATCCACCTCCTTGCCGGCCAGCGTACGCATATACCCGATGAGCTTGTCGCCTGTAGCCAAGGTACCGTTATCTCCCAACATATACCACATCTTGCGGAAACGTACCTGGCCGGCAAGGCTTACGCTTGTAGCGACCTTCCTTCCCAAGGAGGGAAGGATGCTCCGCCAGTTGATAGTGTTCGTGTTATCCGGATTCTGCTTCTGAAGGAAAACTTCCCAGCGTGTCATACCCTTGTAGATGCTATGCTCGGTATTGTTCCATCTTTCAATGTCTATGAGGCATTCCTCTATGATTCGCTCGTAAGGCAGGATAGGGATCTTACTGGTAGACACCTGGTTGGACTCGCTTCTGGCAAACGGACGGGCCAGCCAGCCCTCACGTTTCTTTTCCATCTGGTAACGTATGGGACGCCAGTAACCTTCACATCTCTTGGAACGGGCGCTGTTGGCCTCGATCCTGACGGTTTTGAACATAGCTCCCGCCTTGAGGAAGGTATCTGCAAAGCCGGAGTTCAGATTACTCTCGCACTCCACCTCATAAGGCAGAGGCATACCCCAGCGTGAATAGTTGCGTACCATCTGGCGGTAGAACTCGGAGATGATCCCTTCCTTGTCCTTTCCGTACACCCATGCGGTGATAGCCTCGCTGCCAAGATCCACTCCGCAATAGAACCATACACGCTTCCCCTCGGCATAGAAGAAGGGAGGCTGGCGGTCGTCCACGGAAATGATGCTGCCGGCCCATTGCGGGTGCTCCAGCGTTTCGAAGGGGACATACATTCCCAGACGGATCTGACGGTTTCCCGTACGCTTGCGTGAAGTGGCTACACCCGACTCCCAGGAGCTCAGGAAACCGCTCACAGTCCGCTGGGAGATCTTACCATATTCCTTCGGATCGAACACCTCACCGGTCTCCACATTCACGATTTCCACATATCCCGCCAGGAAGGCATCGTATTGACGAAATACCTCAGCCATATCAGGTTTCCATGTTTGATGGGCGAACATACTCTCCAGAAGGGCGCGGGCCTTTTCCGTACGTATGCCGGCAGAGTTGTTACCTCTGTTCTTATTGATAAGAAAGCGGTAACCGTCCTCCTTGCTCCCGGCGGAGTATTTCTTCATCTTCTCTATAAGACGGGCACGTGAGGGAGGAAGGGTATGGGTCTTTCCAAATCTCTTCTCCAACACCTGCGAGAATGTACTGTAATCAGACCATACTGAATCGTCCAGCCCGTACATGCTCCTGCGTCCTCTGGACTGCCATTCGCTCAGGCGAGCCTCACGGAGTGCGAGCAAAGCGTTTAGGACAGAAGCGTTCATCACATACTTGTCCTGTTCCTCTGCCGAGAGAGTACCGGCGGCATCTTCATAAGTGGAATAGAAATCCACCGCATCAGAATCCACACCAAAATAAAGCAAAAGGATATGTTCCACACGGCGGGGATCGCCGATGGCCTCACGGATGGTCGCGGGAAGGGAATCGAAAAGGATGAGCAGACGGTTGCCCCGACCACCGCCACGGGAGTAGCGCTTAAGGCCGGTAGGCTTGTCTTTGTGACGGTCTATTTGCTTCTTTAAATTGTCATAGCTATAGAACCTGGGAACAAGCTCGTCCTTAGTGACCACCAGTATATCGTTATCTATAAAAATTGGCATTTCTATAATCGTTTAACTCTTGTGCAGTTCCCGGCTTCGATCCGGGAATGAAGGCCACCTTACCGTCTCTTTTTACCACCTATCGAAAAGATATATAGTTATGAAAATGGTTAAGTACGTAATCCTGAAAACTAGGAAACGGGAAGGTTCCTTGACTGCTCCTTTATTTATCCTCTGCGCGTCTGGTATATAGCGTCTCGGAGTGCTTTGAATAATTCTTCAAAGTCTTTTGCAAGCGATTCCTGTTTACTTTCTCTTTGTTGTACTGAGTAATACTCAGAAGCTTTTTGGATGAGCTTGGAGAAATTTGGATTTTCTTCCATAAGTCCAACAATCATCGTAATCAAAATATCTTCTCTGCCTATGAGAAGGCTACTACCATTAACCTTGTTTCCTTCGGTATCCCCAGCAATCATCAAAATCGAGATACCGTTTTCCTTGCATGTTTTTTTAACTTGCTCGGCCATTTTTAAAAGCTGTTCTTCTTTCATTTTAAATCTAATTTTTAAGGGTTAATAAATCATTCTTGGTTATTTTGCTCTAGTATTTCATTACAGCTGTTGTCCTGATAAACTCATCCAGGTTACTGTTGATTTTCATTTCCTCAGTTATCATCTGGACCATTTGTTTGGAATCACCGCGAGCATAAGAGATACTGGTAAGTTCTCTGTTGTCATTCTCGTAACCGGCGACCGCGATGACCTGGATGCCGTTCTGCTTGCAGAACTCCTGCAGCTGCTTGAACATCAGTACTAATTGTTGTCTCTTTGTCATTTTAATCTATATTTTAAGGGTTGATAATTTGTTTAAATTATCTTCCACTATTCTCACGAACCACGGAAGTTTTGCTACATTTGTAG